GTGGCCCACATGTCGGGGTCAATGCCGATTACGGAGGTCGTCAGGCCGTACGGGTGGGGAACAAGGGCCAGGTTGCCGAAGTCGGACACATACACGTCCACAGCGCCAATCAGGGTGGCCATCTTGTTGCCCGGAGCCTCCTTGCGGATCGAAGCAACGCCGGTAAACGCAGACCAATTCTGCTTCTGCGTCGGACCCATCATGGCAAGGCTCGGGCGGGCTCCATTCGTAAAGGCCGCCGACTGAACCGACTTGACCAAGGTCTCGGTCAGGGTACGCGACGTGCCGGGGGTGGCCGCAGTCCAGGTCGAGCCGGAAATTGCAGTCACAGAACCGCCAGCGCCGAGCGAGACATTGGAGCTGATACCAGCCAACACGCCGCCGCACTTACGGGCAGTGGCGCCGGATTCCGCAACGGTGGCATAGTTACCAACGAACCGGAGTTCAGCGTCACGGCGGGCCTCCAGGCCCTTCAGAACGCGCTGACGGGATAGGCTGCCGGAGTTGCCGGCGGACTTGACCGCCTGCTCGGTGCCCGAAACGCCATACTTCTTGCCGTTGATCTGGCAGAGATTGCCAATACGGGCGGGCTGATTGGCCGTGCTAAGGGTGGTAACGTCATCGCCTTCCAAGAACTGCGTGGTGGCATCCGGGGCGGCGAGGTCTTCAGTCAGCCATTCATGGGTGATCGAGGTCGCGACAGTGCGCCCGATATTCGACATGAACGGGGTCTCTTCCGGCGCAACGCGGTAGATCTTGTTTTCGAGATCCTCGCGGTTACCGACAGCGACCAGGGTGGTATTGACACCGGTAGGTGCAGACATTTCCTTAGGTTCCTTGAGCGTCTAGCAAAGCTTCAAGGTTTGCTTTCGAGGGGTTCTTATCGAACGCCGACTCTAGTGCGCGAAGCTTTGCTGATTGGGGGGAGCCATTGCGTGCTGGGGCCGCCGTGGGCTTCACGGACGGCTTGGCAGGCATGGCGGGCTTGGGTTGAGCCTGTGTCTTGGGAGCGGAGGCTTGCTCTTTGGCGCTGGCCTGAGCCTGTCTCCACCGCATGGCGTCGTAGGCAATGGAAAGTTCTGCAGCGCTCGCGCGCTTGATGACCGCTTCGGCTGGGACGCCCTGCTCAGTCAGGAAGTTGACTAGCTTGAGCTGACGGTCCGGGCCCTCTTTCTCGTCCGCCAAATCCGGGCAGGCGGTTTTGAGGTGCTCGAATCTCTCTGCAACAAATCTCTGGGTGGTGGCGGCTTCGGCCTGATCCTTGGCAAACTTCAGTTGCTGGATCTGGGCGCGCTCCGTCTCCATCTGGTTCTTGAGCTTGAGGGTCTCAATCGGGCCCCTCTGGTCAACAACCGCGTCCCAATCGACGTTTTCCCAACGGTCTTTGAACGTTTCCTGTGCCTGCGGCAGCAGCTTGTCCAAAACCCCATTAAGCTGGGCTATCCTGGATGCTTCACCATCTGCGGCTTTCCGTCTAAGGGCGGCTTCCTCGATTGCCTTGGCAGTCGCCTTGTCACGGTCCGTCTCCTTCGTAAGCACAAGCTCTTGAAGGTCTCGGGGTAGTTCGCCAAAACGTTTCTTTGCTTCGGCGTCCCAGAAGCGCGGGGGTTCGATGGCGGGAAGTTCGGCCGCAGCCTCTTCCGTGCCATCTTCCGTTTCCGCATCATCGCCATCGGTTACCGCTTCCGGTTCGCTGGCGCCTTCGGCTGCTGGTTCAGCCTCTGTATTCTCTCTGTTTTCGTCCCTCTCGCGCTCTGTCAGCTTGTCCGCTGATGGCGCCTCGACTTCCCGCCCTACTTCCGCCGCGTCTAGGTCTGCGGCGGCCTGCTCAATAGTCAAAATGCCGGTATCTGCCGCGAGTGCGTCAGGGGTCATGGTTTCACCTGTGGTAAGCGCGATGCCGGGAAACTATTTCCCGCTTGTCGCCAACTCTTTGATGTAAGCCGCGATCTGGTCGTCACTGGCCTTGGCAGCCAGCAAAGAACTCATCTCCAGCTTCATCGCATCGAGGGTTTGGACGCGAAGAAAGATTTCCTCGCGGGTTTTGGTGTCCAATACCTCGGTTTTGAATAGCCGCTCCGCTAGGGCAGAGCGTATGCGGTCCATGATTTCCATTGTTTCAGGAAATTCACGGGCTTGTGCGCGAGCCTTTAGGGTATCTTCCTCGGTCATGTGTGAAAGCGGCGGCCAAACAAATACAGATAGATAAACGGGGCAAATGGACCGCCCCAGAAGACTGTCAGATTGATGGGCCTGGCACCTTCGTTAAGGGTGAGGCCCCTGCGCCAACCAAACCACTTCGTAAAACCCTTCATTTTAGCCCCCTCAGGCTGTCGTGGTTTCGTGCGATTGCTCAAATGCAAGGGCATCAGAGGCCGCTTGCGCATTGCCCTTGGCCTCAGCCGCTGCAATCTGCCCCTCAGCCCTGATACGGGCCGTGGCAATCGCGATACGCTCTGCTGAGGCAATCTTGATCTGCTCCAACTGCATCATGTCCGCGTGCTTCTGCAGCTCGCGCTGATGCTCCAATTCCTGCTTGTGCTGATCGGCGGCGGCTTGGAACTGGCTCTTATTAGCCTGAATTTCCTTCTCGGCCTGAACCTTCATCTGGCCCAAGGCCATTTCGCCCTGCTGCTTGGACTGCTGAAGCTGCTGCTCGCCCTGAACTTTCATCACCTCAGGATTTGGCTGCTGCGCCATAGCCTGGATAGCGGCTTGGCCCTCTGGCGAGGTCGGGTCGGTGTAATACTCATCAGGCGCTTTCACGCCCAGCTTCTTGGCCTTGTCCGTCGCCAGCTTGTAGATGTTCTTCAGGTTGACAATCGGGCCGTGCGGGCTACCCTGAGCCGCCACGATTTCCTTCATGTCGAGCGAGATTTGGTTGATGGCCGCTATCTCGGCATCCTTGCCGGCGGCCCCAAGCCCAACCTCAACGGTCATGGCGTTGCGTTCGGCCCACTTCGTCGGGTCCACCGGGACCCACTTACCCAGCAACTGGGCCTCGCGCGTCGCGGTGCCATTCTCACGAATACAGGCATGAAGTCCAAGGAACAGCGGCTTGATCAGCGTCTCAGCCAGAACCCGCGCGATCATGCGCGTACGCTTCTGGGCAGCCGACAGCAGCACCATCGCGCCCTTGGCGGTATCGTGCAGCGTATCAGGATTGAGGCCCTGAGCGTTCCTCACAACGCCCGTGCGGCCCTCTGCGACCGTCGAGAAGAACTCAATAGCGGCGTAGGCATCGAAGCCCAACGCGCCTTGCTGGAGGGGCCTAACGGCGTCCCCGCTTCTGCTGCGGACTGGGACCATCGGCTCATTGCGCAACAGATCGGAGATGGTGAACTCGTTCGCCTTGTCCATCGCCACTTCCGAGCGCTGGTTGATGGCGAAATACCCGCTGTCCAAGACCATGCGATAGAGCGCGGTCTTGATCTTCATGACCTCAATCAGAAGATCGGCAAGGGAGCGGCCAATTAGGCGGTGGGCGACCAGATAAGGCGAGCCACAGGCATACGGGATGGCGTTAATCTCTTCCCGGTGCAGTTCGATAGTGGCCTGAGCATCGGTGTAGATGCACCACAGCTCAAGCTTGTTGTTCTTACCCAGAACCCGGATGCAGTGCTTGCGGATTTCAACCTGGCGCAGATCGTCCGAGGTATCGTCAGAATTAGCGTCTGGGGTTTCATGCTCCCCAGCCGTGTCCCTAGCCTGCTGAATGGTCGTGTCCGGTTCCCCGTAGGCCGGGAGATTGCGGACCTTCTCCTCGTCAAAGCCCTCTGCGATCAGATCCTGAACGCGGGGCCTTTGCCTCTCAACGCAATAAGTGGCTTCCGCGATGTACACCGTGTCGGGTGCCGCCGCGAAATCATCGGGGGCAATAGCCCAGTAAGTAGCCTTGGAATTGTCCTTGGTCTTGGTGACGCGAAAGCTGTAGGTCTGCTCACCGGTTCTTAGGTCTGCCCCCTCGGTCTCGGCCTTGATGTCCGTGACCTCGCCGTCCTGCTGGGCGAGCTGCAATTCCACGGCGTTCTTGCCGGTGAAATCCTCGTAGTCGTGGGTAATATCCTCTTCCCACTCCCAGTGGAAAATGCCCTGCTTGAGCCCTAAGGCGTCATCAATGGCAGTGCAGAGGTTCAGGAATCCCGGATTATCCTGAAAGGCAACATGGTGGAGATAGGCCGTTTCCTGCTTGGCCGCCTCTACGTCCCTGGCGTTCTGCGGGATGAAGGCGACAACATCATCGCCAGCCGTAAATATCTCGATGAGATCAGGCTTGATGGTCTCGATAGCGTCTGAAATATCCGATGAGACGGCTTTGGAGCGATTTGGCAGCGTCGGAATATCTGCCGATACATCGCCCTTGCGATAGAGTAGCGCCCGTTCGCGGTCATCTCTGAGTTCGGCGTCCTGATCAAAGCCAACGGCTCTGACCATCTCTCCCGCAACGAGAGAGAGCAAGTCGGTATCCGTTCCAACCTTGGTGTCCTGGCTTTCCGAGCCGTCAACCTCGGAACTGCCACTATCGCCATAGGCCATTAAGGTTCCTTAGACAGCCCCGAAGGACGGAATGATGATTTTTGGTTCCTGCTTCAGGACCTCATGGGAGGCCGCAGCGGCACGGAACGCATCGGCCCCATGCGAATATTGATCGTGATAGGGTCGCTCGCGGAATGTCTGCCGTTTGGCGTCAAACTCGCGGCGGTAGCTCTTTAACGCCTCAACCCCTCGCCCGCAGCGGTCCACGTCAAACACACACTTTGGGATCATCATGCGGGTTTGATTGATGGCCGCAGCCAGATCATCGGTCCTGGGAACGATCTCAACGTCCCGGAAGCCGAAGCCCTCGAACAGCGAGCGATAGGTAACGCCGGTTTGCGGGCTTCTGCTGTCAGCGTCATGAGGCAGGATGTGCCGGCCCCAGCGGTAACCCTTCTTGTCGAGCCGCTTGGCAATCTCGGGCAACCCCTCGCCCGATACTTCCATGTAATCAACGAATAGGCGCTGCCTGGCTACGTCCTGGAAGAACCAGATGGCCGTGGCGTCATCAACGCCAATGTCCCAAGCGGTGTTGACCTTGATAGCTGGGTCAATCGGTATCTTGCAGATGCGCTTGTCCGCCTCCGCATCCTGCATTTCCTTGGCGTAATAGGCACCTTCGATAGCGGCATCGAAGCTGCACTCATATTCACGCAGATAGGCCGCATCATCCATTGAGTTGCGGGCGTCTTGAAGTTCAGACACCGACAGCACCTTGGTTTCGCTGGCCTTCAGCTCCCACAAAGACCACCCATCCTCACCGGATTTGGCCCTGTTGCGGATCTTGTAGAAATCGTTCTTGCCCTTGGGCGTGCCGGCGAACGCTGCCCAGCCATTCCGGTCGGAGAGCTGAGGGCGGATAACCTCGGTCCAAGCCCTTGGGTCCATGTCCCCGAACTCGTCAAGGATCACGCCATCGAAATACATGCCGCGAAGGGCATCGTAGTTGTCTGCGCCGAATAGCCTGACGCGGCCCCCATTGGGCAGATCAGCCCTAAGCTCGGCCTCGTTGAACTTTACGTTCGGAATCGGCGAGCAATAATGCTTGACGTAATCCCAGGCGACCGATTTGGCCTGCCCTAGCAATGGGGCCACATAGCCAAAGCGAGGGCTTGGGAGGGGGCATGTCAGCGCCCCGCGTATCGCCTCATTGATGAAGGCCACCGTCTTGCCGGCCCGCCTGTGGGCCACAGCAACACGCCAGCGCGCCTTAGACTGATGGAAGCCAAGCCAGATGGGGCGAGGATAATAGGGGATTACAACTTCGCGGACGGATCGGATGTGCCCTCGCTCGGGCTGCTACTCCACCGCATCACAAGCTCAAATGGCTGGTCAGGGTCAGTTGACACCTGCATGGGCAACACGCGCCCCAACAGCAGCAAGAATGTCTTAGCGTTTTCCTTGGCCTGCCCCTTGAGATATTCGATGCCGCCAACCTCATCGAGGGCGGTCATGATCATATCTTTGAGCTGACCATTGACCTTGTTGGGCGTCCCCGCCTTGCGGCCGCCAAACCTAACGCCCTTGGGCGGGCCAGGTTTTCTCCTAACTGGCCCTACTATAGGTTCCGACATTGAGGGTGCGATCCTTTACAGGTTGTCGCGGTTGAAATTAGGTCCGGCGGTTCGGGTGATTGGCCCATCAACATGAAATCGGGGCTAGGCACTGGCATCAAACCCGTTTTTCGCATTCAAGCTGCTCGCGCCGCCGGTCACGGCACGGAGTACGCCCCTGCAATTCTTATGACGCGACGTAGGTGTGCTCGGTGCGGCTAGAGGCAGCGGGCTGAGCCCAAATCACGTTGATGCGGGTTTCGCCCGTGGTCGGAGCCGTACCTACCGTGGTGGCCTTGGCCGTGATGGTGCGCGCGGTCGCGCTGTAGCGCGGGGAGACCTGGCTATTGGCGATATAGGCGCCGGCCTTGCCGCCCGCGAGAGCGAAGCTCAGGGATTCACCGGCCAGAAGGTCAGTGGCCTTGAGGTTGACCGCAGTATAGAAACCGTCATCGTCGGTATCACCCACAATCAAGGTGGCCGAGGT